CATGACTTTGCATGGAAGCATTATTTCACCTCGATGTGGCTTAAGAGCTAAAGCAACCGTTCGTTGTTGATGGCGATGTCGTTTGTGTTTTTTAGTCCAATTGCATTCGAGAAGTGGGATTTTAGAAATTCAGTAGAAAAGGGAATTGGAGGATCAGAAACATCTCATGTGGAAATGGCTTGGCGATTAGCAAGACGAGGACATGAAATAATAACGTATGCTCCTATTCCTAATGATTGTCCAGGAGAATGGAGAGGTACAAAATGGTATCCATTAGAAAAAGTTGATTGGACACTCAAAGGTGTTTGGGTTTTATATCGTTGTCCCGAGATGGCTGATAAATTTCCTGCAATAGAGCATAGAAAAAAACAGCAACTATGGCTTATGATGCAAGACTGGGATTATCCGCAGTGGACTGAAAAGAGAATAAAAAATACAGATAAAATTATTACTCTTTGCAAAGCACATGGGAGAGATGTGGTCATGAAACATCCTCTCGTTAAAGATAATCTCTGGTTAACGAGTAACGGAATAAAAATAGATCTTATCGAAGAAATAGAAAAGGAAAATATTATGCGTAATCCTTTTCGGATTATGCATGCATCCAGTCCTGATCGAGGTTTAAAGCAAGCACTTATTTCATTTAAAAAGGCGAAAGAATTTGTTCCTGAATTAGAATTCCATGCATTTTATGGATTTAATAATCTTAAAAAGCTTGCGAAAAAGAATAAGGATTTTAAAAAGATCATTGATGATCTTGAGGAATTACTTGATCAACCTGGCGTAACATTTCACGGAAGAGTCTCTCAGCCAGAACTCTATCGGGAGTGGCTTACGTCTGGTATATATATTTATGAAACTAATTTTATGGAAACATCAAATATTGCCTCTATGGAAGCACAGGCAATGGGTGCAATTCCTGTATTTTCACCTGTGTATGCGCAAGCGGAAAACATACAGTATGGCACCCCGATTGAAGGGGATTCTTATGATCCTTATACCCAATCTAAATTTGCGGCAGAACTCATACGACTTGCCACTCGCCCACAATTACAAGAGGCGATTCGTCCAGAGATGATGACATGGGCAAGAAAGAGATTTGACTGGCAGATATTTGTTGAGCAATGGATCTGTGAAGCAGAAAATCGGAGGCAAGACTTTGAAAATCACTATGACTTTCCACAGCAATTAGTATGACAATAGATCAAGGCGTATTCCACGCATTACAAAAATATGCCAGTGGCAAAACGATTCTCGATTTAGGAGGGTACGATGGTTTTTCCTGTAATGATGCCTTGCAGTCTGGTGCAACTTCCGCTGTCTGCGTGGATGATGAGAGCTGGAGAACGTATGATAAATGGAAAGAGTTTAATCCTTATCCGCAAGTGATCTATATAAAGGATAACTTCATGAACTATACAAATCCCGCGGATATCGTTATCTTAAAAAATGTTATTTATCATCAGCGCAATCCGTGGAGAACACTCGAGCATATACGAACGCTTACAAAAGAAAAACTTATTTTAACAACTTCCTACGTGGAGGGAAGAGAACCGATGTGGCGAGTTTACAGACCGTATGAAGGTCATCCAAAATCCTTCACTGTAGCATGGAGACCTACTCTTTCAGGATTGATTACACTACTTGAGGCAACAGGATTTAAAAATATTAATATTCTAGTTGAAAATGATTATCTGCACGTTGCCTTAACAGCAGAAATAGGAGAACTGCCAATTGGTTTTGGAGAAAGAAACTAATGAAAACCGTTTTACTCACAAATTATCGTGAGCCTCAGTATATTCATAGATGTATAGAGTCAATCCGCAAAGAATATAACGGAGTAATTGATCTTATGATTAGTGGAAAAAGAGATGATTATCTCAGTCAATACCAGGAGGGGTTTATTAAACATCATGTTAAGGAGGAAGGACTGAAGGAAAACTGGAAAAAAGCGTGTAAAGGATATGCCTCGTGTGTTGCTCTCGGAGAAAAAGAAGGAGTTTTGGTTATTGAAGATGATACTGCACTTATTCAGGGATGGTATGCACAGTTTATAGATTATATCAATACGATAAAAGATAAAAAGTTCGTATTAAGTTTAGGAGATCCTGTAAAAGGAAGCGTTATTAATCCTGATGTACAGATGCCTTCCTTGCAAATGTTTTTATATAGGGTGCTTTTGAGTAAAAATCCTATTTCAGGAGCACCGCCAGAGGCGACAATTCTCTGCTGGCATGATTCTCATGCAGTATACTATCCACCAACGATTAATATTCCCCAACTGGTAAAATTTCTTGAACATTTCGGGGTAGAAAAAACATCAATGCATGATCTTATTGTCGGTCACTATCTGTATCGATATCTTATTCCTATTTGGATCAGTGTTCCTCGATTAGCGATCAATATTGGTGCATATCATACATCAGTTGGTCCAATACCGAATGTAAATTCTGATTATTCGGATTGGGATTATGCCTAAAATAAGTATTATTTCTCCAAGTAACAGAAAAGGAGCATTAAACGGTGTTGGAGTATGTTTAAAAAAACAAGTATTTCAAGATTTTGAATGGCTTATTTGTACTCCTCAAAAAGAGCCTCAACCGATTAGTTATACTCACCTCTTAGAACCTGAAAAGAAAGAGGGAGATTTCTATAATCTCAATAAAGCATTAAATAAGTTAATAAGTGAAGCATCTGGGGAACTCATAGTTTCTATTGTTGATTATACAGAGTTTGAATCCGATGTCTTGGAAAAGCTTTGGAATTATTATCAAAAGAATAAAAAATCAGGAGTGAGTGGCATAGGATATCAGTACGACAAAGACAAATTGGTATGGACTGATCCACGGATCTCTATTGTAAACGGCGAAGGATTATGTCCAATGTCACCAAAGCATGCTGAGTTTCGATTAATGTCTTTTCCGAGACAAGCCGCCTTTGACGTAGGTGGAATTTCGGAGGAGTATGATAAAGTTGCCGCTAATTCAGAAAAAGAATTCTGCACAAGAATGTTTGCAAAAGGATATGATTTTTTTCTTGACAAGAATCTTGTGTATAAATTCTATAAACATGAGGATCATGGAAAGATTTGGGATGAAAAATATATGGAAAGTTGTGACATGCTTGCTAATCACATGCAGGAAATAATGCTTGGAGAACGTCTCGTTTTACCTTACCTTTCGCATTGACAATTAAATATCTATATGTTTTAATCAAATTAATAACTGATTAAGTTAGCACAACTGATTAGTGACCTTTGCAGATTTGCAAGGTCGCTTTTTTTGTGATTTTTACTATGATATGCCAAAAATTAGAGGAACTTATAACATTAATCCAAGCACATCAGTAGCTGGATTATGGATTCAGCCCAGCGGATCTTCTACCATCTCCTACATGGGCGTTACACAGGTTTCTATCGCTTCAATCACGCCAGCAACTCTTAATGCTGGAACTGTCGCCACCTTTAAAACAACTTTACAGAATAATTTGCAAACGGTTATTAATGCAAGCCATCCAATGGGATCAGGTGCTGTAACGGCAACGATACTTATTAAAAGCGTTAGCCCCTTACTATGGAAAGCAAATTTTTCATAATATGGCGAATAGTAAATTTATTGAATCGGGAACAGCAGCAACTCAAGGTTTTGAATTTTTTAGTGCTGTGGAAACGGCAGGAACTTGCACTATTACAAGTGATGCTCAAGCTATTTTTGGATCAGTGAGATCAATAAAAGCTTCATCGGGTGCAACCAATGGTAATGGAGACATCTATAAAAGCGGAGTTCTCGCAGATGCAGGAAGACGTATTACATTCGGATACAGATTTCATGGAACGCTTAATGCAAGCGGTGCAGGAGGAGATATTGTTCTCTTTACGGATTCTGCAAGAACAAATGTTATTTATGAACTTGGTATAACAAATGCAGGAAAACTTGTTGTCTTCAAGGGAGACGGTACAACGGTGTATGGAACTGGGACAACTGTTCTCTCTGTGGATAAAGACTATAGAATTTCCATTGTTTACACTGTCACTTCAACAACAGTAAACTCTTTCAAAGTATATATAAATGGAACACTGGAGCTTACGGTAACAAATGTGACTCTTGCAGCCACAGGTTCCGATACTTTGTATTTTAATATTGGAAACAATAATACGGTTGGAGCAAATGTATCATATTATTATGCACATATTTATGTTGATGATGGAACAAGTGGCGATCCAGGGAATATTCATGTTACCGCAAAAAGACCAAATGCAAATGGAACAACGAATGGATTTACCACACAAATAGGGGCTGGCGGATCAGGGTATGGAACTGGACATTCGCCACAAGTAAACGAAAGACCCTTGAGTATAACAAATGGCTGGTCTATTGCCTCAGCAGGTTCAGCAATCACAGAAGAATATAATATTGAGAGTGCAGCAACAGGTGATGTAAACATAGCAGCAGCAACGATAGTCGATTATGTCGGTTGGCTCTATACAAAATCTCTCGCATCAGAAACTGGAAAAATTATCGTCAATAACGTTCAAACTAATATCTCACTTACCAGTACTGCATCACTTTTTACTCAAATCGCATCTTCTACAACCTATCCAGCAGGTACAGGAACCGATATTGGAGAAATTACTTCGACTACCGTTACAACAATCTCACTTTATGAATGTGGAATCATTTTTGCTTTTATTACACCTGCTGTCTCAACTTTAGCGGATGATTTTACGGGAAGTGTTATTAATGCGGTAAAATGGAATATTTATACAGCATCTAATGGAACTGTCTCAGAATCAGGGGGTGTACTAAAAGAAACTCCTGCTGCAACTACGAATGGTTCGTGGGGAGGAATATATTCAGTGGGAACATATGATTTAACAGGTAGTACTGCGTATATTCAGCAAGTAAATGTAGGTGCAGGAAATACATTCGTTGATCTCACACTATCACTTGAGCCTCTGCCTGCAAATGATTTTATTTTCATCGGAGTAGATACAGGACTTAACAAACTGCAAGCAGGAGATGAAATAGCTGGCGTATCAACTGTTCGTGCAAGCGTCACCTATAATTCTGCAACAATGCAATGGATAAGAATCAGAGAAAGCGCAGGAACGGTGTATTTTGAATATGCAACAGATTATTATGGAACATGGACAACGCTAGATAGTCGGGCACCTGCTGTTGCAATAGTGAATCTCTATGTTGTTATTGATGATTATGAATACAATAACTTAGGAACGCCAGGAACTGCAACTCTGGACAATTTCAATACGCCACCTCCTCTTACAAGTGCGTTTATGTTTCCGATTTCACAACCTATTCCAGATAAGACTGAAATAGTCTCATATTAAATATGGTAAAGCGCATACAATATTCTTCAGTTGTTCCTAATGTAGATCCAAAACAGATGACGCTGAAAGAGCGTACGAGTCCTGATAGGTATGCGGGAAGTCAATTACCCCCTCAAAGTAACTGGCAAAAAGCGGCACTTTATTCAGTCGCTGCGATTGCTCCATTTGTTTTTTTTGTTAATACGACAACTGTAGAGAAAGTTTCCTATGATCGTTTCCAGCCGCAAAGACCTGATAAAGTCTACGATCTTCCTCGTCAGCAATATATCTATCCGAATCTATTTTATGATCCAGCAGGAAGTACATTTCCTGAAAAAGTCTCAATTGATAGATTTCCACCGCAATATCCAAATATAGTCTTTGATCTTAAGCGTACTCAATATACTTACCCATTTTTTTCCATTGATACAAAACAATTAACTCAATCGGAGAAGATACCAGTTGATAAGTGGTTTAAACAAACAGAACAACCTCGTTTTGATATCCCTCGTAATCAATATCTTTATCCTTCTTTTACGAACGATTCTTTTCTTGCAGCACAGGCAGGAGAAATAGAAATTGAAAAATATGATTATCAAGAAAGTAGTCCTGTTTGGGATTTGAAGCGACAGCAATATACATATCCATCGTTTTTCTTTAGTGAATTTCAATTTGCGGAGAATGTCACAATTGATCGGTTTGCGGGATATCATCCAGATTTTGTATTAGATGTAAAAAGGCAACAGTTTATTTATCCACATGAGTTTAGAACAGATATACTTACTCCTGCTTCTGAGCCTGTTAACGCCGATAGTTATCATCCAGATTTTGTTTTCGATCTGAAGAGGCAGCAATACTCATATCCATTTTTTTTCTTCTCTGAATTTCAATTTGCGGAAAAAGTGAGTTCTGATCGTTTTGTGGGATATTATCCTGACATCATTTTTGATCTCAAAAGACAGCAATATCTTTATCCGCCATTTGCGATTGATACCATTGTTTTTCCTACAAGTAGTATTGAAATCGATAAATACAATTTTCAACAACCACAAATCATTTGGGATCTGAAACGACAGCAGTATACCTATCCAAGCGAATTTCGAACTGAAATTTTAACACCAATCTCTGAGCCTATTAATGCTGATAGTTATCATCCAGACATTATTTTCGATCTCAAACGGTTACAATATACATACCCAACATTATTTTTCTCAGAATTTTATTTCGTAGAGAATGTTTCTATTGACCGATTCGCAGGAAATAAGCCAGACATTATTTTTGACATAAAGCGTCAACAGTTTACCTATCCGCACTTTTCTATTGATCCAAACGTCCAAACGCAGCCTGAAACAGTCTCATTTGATCGTTTTGCACCACAGTATCCAAATATTGTTTTCGATATTAGACGGCAGCAGTTTACTTATCCTTGGTTTACTATCGATCCAAATGAAGAAACACAACCTGAAGAGATTTCTTATGATAGATTTCAGCCCCAATATCCATCAATCATTTTCGATCTAAGAAGACAGCAATATGCATACCCCTCTCTCTTCTTTTCAGAGTTTGTGTTTCCCGAAAAAGTTTCTTATGACCGCTTCCAACCGCAAAAACCTGACAAAATCTATGACGTAAAGCGATTACAATATCTGTATCCCTCATGGATGCCACTTGATCCGACTGCTGAACTGACGAAAGAGAATGTTACGGTAGATAAATGGTTTAGAGAAACAGAACAACCGATTGTTTATAAAGATTTGAAACGACTTCAATATACCTATCCTTCATGGATGCCAATTGATCCTTTCGCAATGTTACAAAAAGGATGTAAGGGACTAATAACTCCAAAGTTTATTCTCGTTGATGGACGTTTGGCGTTTCTTGTGATTGATGCAGTAACTGGATTAAAATACTATACACTTATTACGTAATCAGATTGACAATTGAGTAGTGGTATGTTTTAATCGAATCAATAGTTTCCACGAGACAAAAACTGTCCGTGGTGAACCCGAATACTTTTGTAGTCGGGTTTTTTTTGTGGGAAGGAGGTGAAGAATATATGGCATTTAATACACGCGTAGTTAATATATGGGGAAACGCAGCTCCCGACATGGGAAACACATCTGGAACAGATACAACGATGCGTTTTTGGAATACAGGTACAGGAAATGCATTGCAAGTTGACTCAGCGGGAACAGTAGCATCTCTTGTCGTGACTCAAAATGCAGTAGGAGGGGCAACAATTGCACCGCTTCAAGTGATCGCATCAACAGCATCACAAGCAGTTCTCGCAATTGGAGGAGCGTTCTTCTCAACAGCATCCATTAATTTGGCTGCATCACAAACTGCGTTCGTCATACCAGTTTACCATTCAACGAATCAGACGTGGGGATACATTAACGTATCAAAAGGGGTTGCTTAGTAGCTAATTAATAATTTAATTTGTTTTTTTGGGACTGCTGGTAACATACATCCAGTAGTACCAAGGAAAGAAAGAAAAAAATTATGGCGGCACAAACAGTTTCTCAGATAATGAGTACAATTGCCTCTACTGTAAATTTAGATCCGTCTGCTCCAGTTCTTGGATCATCGGATTATACCTTGTGGATTTCCTTCATGCAACGAGCACAATGGGAATGGCAGGAAGCATACGACTGGGAAGAAACTCGAACGTGGTTTTATCCAGGAATTACATTAATTACCTCTGCGAGTGTAGGTCCAGCGACCATTTCTCTGCCAAATGATTTTTACAAAGTTGCAGGACCGCCAATCAATTGGACAGCGAACAACATGAATGGCATTCCCTGGCCTGAAATGCTTCCTGAACAACGGACTCTTTTCTCATGGTCTGACAAATGGTTTGAGGTGATTGGCGAGCAAGGAGGAGGATATTCTCTTCTCTGGAATCCTGGCACTCTCTCAAGCGGAGTGTCAATTGAGATTCAATATTTCAAAGTCGCACCCTCACTCGCATCAGCAGGACAAATTCCAGTCATGCGTGATCCGCAGTTTATCGCAGATAGAACAATCGCTTATATACTTGAGGGACGTTTTGATCCGCGGTATCAGCAAGTGGAGGCAAAGGCAAGACAGAAACTTTTACTTATGATTGACAACCAGAATGCAAAGAAGTACGGGTCATTTGCAACGCCTGCGTATGTTACGAATGCCACAAGAAAAATGGGCTTCAGGTTGGGTAGAGACTAACTGTAGGATAAATATGTATGATAAGGCAAAAAATCTTGGTAGATATGTGCAAAAAGGAACTATTCCTTATAACAAAGGGGTATTTAAAAGAGTATCTTTAATTTGTTCTTTTTGTAGCAATAGTTTTTTAGTTACTTTATCAAGAAAAAATAGGGCAAAATATTGTTCTTTTATTTGTTTGGGCAAAGGAAATGCTATTAAATATAAAGAGAATAGAATTAAAAAACAATGCGTAACATGTGAAAAGGAATTTTATGTAAAACCTTCGCATAAGGAATATACTCACTGCTCTAGTGAGTGTCGCAATCTTGATGTCAAGAGTTTTATTAATGGAAAAAGTCATTATGCGTGGAAAGGTGATCAAGTAGGATACTATGCATTACATGCATGGGTTATAAGACATAAGGGAAAAGCAAAAATTTGTTTTCAATGTAAATCTGTGAAAAAAATTGAATGGGCAAATAAAAGCCATCAATACAAACGAGATTTATATGATTGGATTGAATTATGCTATTTGTGTCATAGGAAATATGATACAGGTGAAAATTGGGGTAAAGCATCTAAAAAATATTCAAAATTAAAAGAGAGAGGTGATCAGTATTTTACAAAATAATCCTCCTCCTCCATATCGTGCTCCGAAAACTTTGACGGTTAGTTGGAGCAATTGGAGAAAAGGTCTTAATACACTTCTTCGTGAAACAGAAATCGGTGGGGATGAGGTAGTTCAGGGAACAAATCTTCTTTTAATTGGATCGGGAATTCCCACAAAACGATGGGGTTCCACAAACTCTTTCCTTGCGGGTGCTACAGGATATGGAAGATTTCTTCTTCCCATAAAAGATGTCAATGACAATATTCAAGTCCTCGCAATGACCGATTGGGGAATTCTCACCCAACAAAATGGTGCTTCCTATACGACAATTTTGGGTGCTTCTTTCGCATCAGGATATAACACAGAAGGATCAGAATTAGGTGGAAATGTCTATCTTGTGAATCCTCAAAGAAGCTGGACAAAATATGATTTTACAAAATTATATAACTTTCCAACACTCGCTGTGCCAACTGGTGTTACCGTAACGCAACTTTCATCTGCATCAGGACTCAATACGTGGTCATGGAGAGTGACAGCAATATCAAATTCAGGAGGAGAAACAACAGCCTCTACTTTTATCTCGCTTGCTTCTCAACCGCAGAATATGACAACATCTTTGTATCGGTTAAATTGGACTGCGGTATCTGCTGCATCTGGTGATTTGACTGGATATAATATCTATAGAGGAGTTATTGGGGGCGAGACATGGATAGGAGGAGTACAAGGAACAACTACTACATTTGATGATTATGGAGTGCCCCCAGTTTCAGTCTTTCGAACACCACCAAATGCAAATGGAACTGGGGGTCCAGTTGCAAAATATATTGTTCGATTTCAAGATAGAGTTATTTTAGCAGGAGTTCCAGGAGATCCAACTCGCGTGTGGATTTCAGGACGATATCCTTTACAGGAAAAGTTTGATTGGTTTTCAGGTGGTGGCTTTGTAAAAATTGAACCTGATTCAGGAGAGGATATTACAGGAATTGCAGTGTATTATCGATCTGCGACTTCTACGCAAACAGTTGTTGTTTTTAAAGAATATTCTGTATGGGAGGTATCTCTTGATACGGTACAAGTGGGTGCGTACTTAATTTTAAATCCGACTTATCGCTTGCTTACTCTTTCTCAGGGATGTACATCCCAACGATCAATCGTATCAGTTGAAAATGATTTGATGTTTGTAAATAGACGTGGGGTATATATTTTGCGATATGAACCACAGCTTTTGAATGTTATTAACGCCAATGAACTCTCGGCAAAAATTCGTCCTTTTTTCCTTGGACTTTCAAACACAGATCTCATGAACGCATCTGCGATTTATGCCGATAAAAAATATGTTCTTTCTTTTCCTGGTAGTATGCAGCATATTGAATTTGATCGGGAACGACTTTCTTTTATGGGACCGTGGAATACACCGTTTGGCGTGAATAAATGGGCAAAGTATGTTGATTCGGGAGGTGTTGAGAGATGGTTGGCGGCTGATTCAACGGATGGATATGTGAGTGAATTTCGAACAAATCTTCCTGATGATAAAGGAACCGCAATGCGTACACTTTTCCGCAGTCGAAAAGAAGATTTTGGTAAGTGGGAAATATTTAAAACAATTAATATAATGTTCATGAATTTTCGAAATGTGCAAGGATCGGTGAACGTGAACATTTACTTGGAAGGAAGATCTGGTGCAGTACTTTTATCAAAAGCATTTACTATCACTTCATCGACGGGCGTTTCTGGAATGGGAACGAATGAAATGGGACTTGTTGAGATGGGTCTTTCAGGCACTAATCCGTCTATATCCTCAACAGAATTGCCAAAAAAAGCGTATCTCTATAAGATTGCGCGTACTTTTCAAGTTGAGGTAATTACAACGAATAGTTTGGATTATTATGAACTGCTCCAAATAAAAGCTATAGGACTAGAACAAGCCCAGGATTCAAGTCCAAGTAGCTGGGTCGTTTAGGGCCTTATATTAATCTAAATAGTAATATTAGAACATTTTATTTACTCTAATGTTATAGGTTTACTTTTTATAATATATTTGTTATAATATAGGAATATGATTGACTTTAATATTTGTTTATGTTTTAATCAAATAATAATTCATGAAGAGGAGAAACCTCTCTGAGACTTGTTGCATATGAGTAACAGGTCTTTTTTTATGCAAAAACAATGTAAAGTTTGTCAAGAACAAATAATTAAAATCCCAAAGATAAGTAAGAAACAATGGGAGAATAAAAAGTATTGTTCATGGAAATGTCGGGCGATTGGGGTGGGTGTTTCATTAAAAGGAAAGTATAATCCTTTATATGATAATAGAATTGCGTGGAACAAAGGCATCGCTTGTTCGGAAGAAACGAAGAAAAAAATAAGTTTATCTAAAATGGGTAAATCTTATTTGAAGGGTACAAAACGATCAATGGATGCGTGGAATAAAGGAAAATATGAAATGCATAAATGCAAAGGGTGTAATGTGATGGTAAGGAAATGGGAAACTTATTGCTCATATGAATGTTATAACAGAAATAAACCAGAAGCGGTAAAGTTGCAAAAAAAATGCGTTGAGTGTGGAAAAGATTTTGAAATAGGATTAAGTAATAAGAAACAAATTTGTTGTTCTGAAAAATGTGGAAGATCATATGCTGGAAAGTCACGAATGGGAAAAAATCATTTTAACTGGCAGGGAGGATTGACTCTCATTAATTATCCAATTAGACAAGCAATTATGGCGACTAGAGAATATAAGCTTTGGAGAAAAAGCGTTTATGAAAGAGATAGTTATCAATGTCAAATATGCGGATCTAGTAAGAGTGGAACGCTTCATGCAAATCATATAAAACGATTTATTGATAATTCAGAATTACGATTAAATATATCTAATGGAATTACATTATGCAAAAATTGTCATGAAAAAAAGGTTACTTCTCATGAATCTGATTGGGAATCTTATTTTATTTTTAATTTGAAATCACGAGGATTTATTGAGGATGAATATATTAGACAAAATATGTTCAGAAATGGAGGTTTAGATGGCTAGCAAGCTCTGGAGTACGGCAACTTCTAATGCATTTACGACAACACTGAATGGATCAATCGGATCATCCGATACCTCCATTAATCTTAATTCCGTTTCCACATTACAAGCACCAGGAGTTATAGTTGTAGATCGAACCGATGGTGCGGGAAATGCTACTCCTACAGCCCGCGAATACATTTCTTTTACAGGAATCAGTTCAAACACATTGACAGGATGTACTCGCGGTAAAGGAGGATCTACCGCACAGAATCACAATACGGGTGCGATTGCGGAGGAATGCTGGTCAATTGATCATTGGAATGATGCGGTTTCTTTTATGTCAGCAGAACATGACGCAGTTGGACATCATGTAATAGGAACAGCAACGATTAATTATACAGAAACGAAAAATCTTGTTGTTACCTCAATCGCATCAATCGCAAATATGTATTTATCCGCTGCTACTGTTGCAAATTTGTATATCTCTACTCTTCTTAATGCATCTGGTGCATCTCTGCAAGCCTTTCCAATTCGTCCTGTCTTTGTGATAAAAGGAGCGACAACTGGTGCTACGACATCTGTTGGATCTCCTCTGCCTATGCCAGGAAATGCTGGGTTTCAATTTATCAGTGCAGCACTTCGCAGTCCTGTGTCTGGTTCGTCATTAGTGCTGGATTTTAATAAAAATTTCACATCGATTATCGGTGATAGTAATGTCCTTTCCATCCTTGGAGGGGGAACTTTTGTCTCAACATCATCAATTACAACTCCAGGATTTGTTGCTGGAGATATAATTTCTTTAGATATAGACAACGGAGGAGGATCAGATCTTTCAGTATTAGCACAAGCGAGATAATATGAAATTATTTTATGA